AACAGTTTTTGATATAAAAAAGAACTTTGGAACTACTAAAAACGATGGAAGAATACAAATATATAATATAAATAAAAATACATGGAAAAAAATGGAAAATAGAGATAGAGAATTTAAAATATATTTAGTTGTTGGATATAAAGGTTTAAATTCTGAAGATATTCCAGCTAGTCTTGTTTTCATCGGAGATGTAGAAAAAATGACATATGAAAGATCTGGTACAAACTGGATTATGACAGTTGAAGCTAAAGATGGACAAAAAATTCATGATAATTCTTATATAAGTAAATCATTTAAACCAGGTACAGATTTTAAAAATATATTAATAGATATGCTAAAAACTGCTAAAAATATTGAAGAATCATATGTTAAATCTGCTATAGAATGGATTGAAAATTATTTATTGAATGATCATAATGCATGGAACGGATATGTTTGTTATGGGCATTTAATTCCTGAAGTAAATAAATTATTAAATATATATGGTGCAACTTTAATTATCAACGATGATGTATTTGAAATAATATGGAACGATAGTAATCTCACACAATATGCTGTTTTTTTATCTAAAGATACTGGATTGCTTGGATCTCCGATAAATAAAGATAAAGGAATTGAATTAAAAAGTTTATTAATGCCTTATATAAAACCTGGTATATTGCTTAAGATAGAAAGTAAAACTGCTAATGGTTTTTTTGTAGCTGAAGGAGTACATCTTAAAGGTGATACTCATGGAAATGAATGGTCATGTACAATTGAAGCAAATAAACGATCAAATATGATAACAGAAATTCCAACAACAAAACTTTTTCAGCTTATGCCTATAGAATCTTTAGCTGGTCCCATTTTATCTCCAATTTTATCAACACCAAATTTTGAAGTACCAATACTAATAAAAGAATGATAAAAAATGACTATACAAAATAGAACTCCAACTTTATCAGAAATAATACTAGAAGCAATAGAAGGAAAATTATTAAATGTTCATACTGCATTGCCAGGAAGAGTTGATAAATATTATGTTGAAAATCAAAGTGCAGATATAAAGCCATTAATGCATATAAAATTTGCTTTAGGACGTGATTCAGCACAAGTAGATATTCCAACTATAACTAGAGCTTCTGTCGTATGGCCTGCTGTTAATAATAGCAATACATACATACATCTTCCGTTAAAACCTGGAGATCTTGGAATTCTAATTTTTTGTGAAAGAGCATTGGATCAATATTTAGCTTCAGTCCCAGAAGTTGACTATCCATTTTTTGTAGATCCTGCTGTTTATAGTTATCCTAGACATCATGATGTGAATGATGCCTGGTTTATCCCTGGTGGATTACCTTTTGCGAAAGCATTGCAAGATGTTTCTGAAGATGATATAGTTATTAGGCATAACGATTTTAAAATAAATATAAAACCAGATGGTAAAATTACAATTGATAATGGATCTTATGAACTAATTGAAACTTTAAGTACATTATTAGATAATTTAATTAATGCTACCGTACAAACAGATGATGGACCTAGACCATTTACACCAACTACAATTACAGCATTAACAAATGATAAATCAAAAATAGATTCATTTAAGAATATATAATGTCAGATATAATTGATTTAAAATTAGACGAAATCTCATGGGATCTTGATATATCTAACCAAGATTTGCAAACCGTATCAAGAATAGATGGTATTAAACAGCATTTAAGACAAAGATATCAAATGTTTAAAGGTGAATATTATTATGATAAAACCCGTGGGATTCCATATCATGATGATCTTTTTGTTAAAAGTCCAAATCCAATAATAGTTGATACTATATTTAAACAAGTTACTCTTGATACTCCTGGTATTATAGAATTATTAAAATTTGATCTTGATTTTGATAGAACAACTCGTGAATTAAATATAGATTTAAAAGCTAAAACTGACGTAGGCGAAATGGATTATACCGGAATTGTTCCGCTTTAAAATAAAGGAAATAAAAAATGGCAACTGAATATGGGATAACAGATCAAGGTTTTGTAATAAAAACTTTATCTGTAATAATGGAAGAAATTGATATAGCATTAAAAGAAAAATTTGGAAATCAAATAAATACTTTACCTGAAAGTGTTTTTGGTCAATTAAAAGATATTTATGCGGAAAGAGAAAAGTTGTTATGGGAATTGATGCAAGATATATACAATAGTCAATATCCAAATACCGCATCGGGTGTTTCCTTAGAAAATGTAGGTGATTTTAATTTATTAGAAAAATTGGAAGCAAGAGCATCAACAATAGAAACCCAGGTTTTATTTGGTACGGCATCAACTGTTATTCCAGCCGGAACAAAGATTTCAGTTCAAAGTGATATTTCAACTATTTTTGAAACAAATACAGAAGTTACTTTAGTTGCAGGCGTTGACGAAGTTCAAACAATAGAATTTTCTGCAACTCCAGATGAAGGGAGCATTACTTTCTTCTATAATACTGAAGAAACAACAGCATTGACATATGATGATGTTACTCCGGCTGCTACATTACAAGGATATTTAAGGGGATTATCTGGTTTATCTGAAGTTACAGTATCAGGATCGTTTGCATCTGATTTTGTTATTACATTTGCTGGTAATGATGGAAAACAAGAACAACCGTTGTTAACAGAAGGAACCAGTGATCTTAAAGAATCTTCTACACCTATAACAACAACTATTACAGAAACAACTCCAGGAGAATATCAAGGAATAGTAGGTATGACTTGTACTGAAACGGGTATTAAAAATGCAAATGCTAAAACTTTAACAGTTATAGATAATCCTATAACAGGATTTGCAAGAACTTTTAATACTGAAGATGCTACTCTTGGAAGAGATGAAGAAACTGATCCTGAATTTAGATTAAGAAGAAGTAATCGACTTACAACAAGTCAAGCTGGTCCAGTTGAAGCTATTAAAACTCATATTTTAAGATTAAACGATGATGAATATGCAGATTTACCACAATTAACAGATGTTATTGTATATGAAAACGTAACAGATGTTACTGATGCTAAAAATATGCCTCCACATAGCGTAATGGCTGTCATTAGACAAGAAGGAGATGTTATTACTAGAGATCAAGAAATAGCTCAAGCTTTTTTTGAATCTAAATGTGCTGGTATAGAAACATCTTTTGGTTATGCTTATTCTGCTAAAATTATAATAAATGTAAAAGATACAGAAACTACAATCAAAATAAATGATATTAGTGTTACAGCAAATTCTGGTGGCGAAACCATGACTAAGGCCGATATAGCGGCAGAATTAAAAACAAATATTAATACTGCTATTGCTTCTGTAACAGCATATTATACTGCAAGTAATGAATATACGGAAGTTAGATCAAATCCATCAGTTTTGTTTACAATTGAAAATGTAGCCAATTGTATTATTAGTGATGAAAATGCAGTAACTAAAAAAGTTACAGATACTATGAATATAGATCATTATATTAATTTTGGTAGACCAAGTTCTATTGATATATATCTTGGTTTATATAATTTTACAACAAATAGTGACTATCCAACTGATGGTAACGATCAATTAAAAACTGTATTAGCAACCTGGGGAAATACTCTCGGTGTTGGACAAGATATAATAGTTTATCCACAATTAATAGCTCAAATAGCAGCAATACCAGGGATAACTGATTTTGTAGTTAAGATAGATATTCATGCAATAGATGAAGAAAGTACAGATGATAAAATAGATGTTAGTGATGGAACTACAACTGCACCAGAATTTTCTTTATGGAGTACAACTAATATAACAATAACGGCAGCAGCATCACCGTAATAATAATGAGTAAATAAAATGCCAGATATTCCACAAAATCCTATATGCACAGAAGGAGTAGAAAAAAATACCCTATCTTGGGATGAAGTCAGTGGTGCAATTTATTATAATCTTTATCATAAAAAAGATAAATGTCCTAATTGTTATTTTTATAATCTTGATGATTGGGTTACATATAAAACTATTGGAACTGAAACTGCTGTAATTAGTAGTGAAAAACTTCTTGTTGATATACCAGATGGAATAGCTGGAAATATCAAATTAGTTTATAATCATAGAATTTCATCCGGTAATTTTGAAGTAGTTATAGATTTTCCTACATACATTTCAGATGTGATTGCAGATAGTATGGTTATAGAATTTATGATTATGGATGAAGATGGTATTTATGATGATATGACGAATATACAATATAATCGTGGTGGGGATGAAAGTCATCAAGTGCGTAGTATGTTGAAATTAAATGGGAATACTCAAAATTTATACACTTATCCAATAAATAAACCTACTAAGTTTAAAATTGTTAGGGAAGGAACTATATTAAAGACATATTACTATCTTAGTGGTTGGGTTTTAATTGATTCAAGAGATTTTGGAGCAGAAGCAAACAAGTTGGGTGCTATGAAAACTCAAGCAAATTCTGTAAATAGTCATGGTGGTTCATATGAATTAGATAATTTTACAATTACTCCTTCGGTAAAAAATTCTGGTACTAAAATTTCGAGTATTACTGAATTAACATATGATCATGAATCTTTAATTCCGAACGATATATATTGTTATGAAATAACTGCCGAGGGTAGTGAAAGTGATCCTTCGGAAGAAGTTTATGGAATTCCTGAAGTAGCAGATCCTCCAACTGAAATATCTATTGTTAGCGGTAGTGAAAAAAATACAATTAATTTTACTGTAGACCCAGAAGCAGATAAAACTCATATTTATTGGGATATTTCTCCTGGGGTAACAAAAGAAACAGGTAATAAGATATCAGATGTTTCTTCTCCTTATGAACATACAAGTTTAGATCCAAGTAAAACTTATTATTATGTTTTAGTATCTGAAAATAATGAAATTGAAGGTAATGAATCTGTTGAATATAGTAGCAGTCCTATTCCAGCCGCTCCTGAAAATCCTATAATTGTGATTCTTGAATCAGGTGATAGTGAAAATGTGATAACTTGTGATGATTCAATTGGGGCAGTTTCATATAATTTATATTGGTCAACTGATCCAGATTTTACTAAAGAAACTGGTACTAAAATCGAAGATATAACAAGACCATATAACCATCAGAAGTTGATTAAAGGAAAATATTATTATATAATAACAGCAGTAAACGCTCAAGGTGAAAGTGAAGCAAGTGATATTATAGAAGGTAAAATAGATTTTGATGGAAAAGAATTTGAACATATAGTCGTAATGTTAAGAAGAACTTTACAGCAATACAAGGGATAAAATGTCTAAAATAAGCGATTTGATGGTTGCACTATATGGAAACCAAGTGCAAGATCTTGAAAATGCAATACGAAAGATGTATTTTAGACTCGACATAGACAGGATGACTGGCGTTCAATTAGATAAGATAGGGACCATTGTAGGACAAGATAGGATGGGCTTTTCTGATGATTTTTATCGAATATTAATAAAAATTAAGATAGGAGTACATATTAGCGAAGGGGAAATTGAACGTATTTTAACAATGCTTAAATTACN